CGGCGACGCGGTCAGCCACTACGCCAGGTACTGCGACAAGCAGCCTTGCATCGTGTTCTGCACCGGCATCAAACACGCCGAGCACGTGGCTCAGGCTTTCAACACGGCAGGCTACCGCTTCAAGGTCATCGACGGAACCCTGTCAAAAGAGGAGCGAGCCAATCGCGTCCTCGACCTGTCTTCTGGCAACCTCAACGGACTCGTCTCCGTGGACATCGTGTCAGAGGGCTTCGACCTGCCCTGCGTCTCTGCCGCCATCCTGCTCAGGCCGACGGCGTCACTGTCCCTGCACCTCCAGCAGATCGGGCGAGTGCTACGGCCTGCTGCCAACAAGGCCCGCGCCGTCATCCTGGACCACGTAGGCAACTGTAGACGGCATGGCCTAGCCGAGGAGGTCCGCGACTGGTCCCTCGACGGCATCAAGAAGCGAGCCAAGCGTGGCCCGCAGGACGACGTGGCCGATACTCGTCAGTGCCCGGAGTGCTTCGCCGTGCATACCCCAAGCCCGACCTGCCCGCAGTGCCTGCACGTCTACGAAATCAAGGACCGCATCCCCGACGTGGTCGATGGCGAACTCGTCCCCATCGAGGCTTTGCATAAGGCAATCCGTGAGCGTAAGGCCGAGCAAGGCAGGGCTCAGACTATGGATGACCTGATTAAACTAGGTAAGGCCAGAGGGATGAAGAACCCTTATGGCTGGGCGGCCAACATCATGAGAGCCCGCAAACGATGAGCGAGGCCGCCATCATGCAGGACATCCGGCTCGCCCTGGGACAATGCCCGGGCATAAAGGCTTGGCGCAATAACGTCGGGATGTTCAAAGAAGAGAAGTCAGGCAGATGGATTAGATACGGACTTTTTAACGGCTCTGCAGATATCATTGGCCTTAAGACTGTTACAATCACGCCGGACATGGTGGGTCAAAAGGTAGCCGTGTTCCTTTCAGTTGAAGTCAAGACGCCGCAGGCCCCCAAGAAATTGCCCGACGATCAGCAGGCTTGGTTCGACGCCGTCCAGAAGGCCGGGGGTATCGCGGTCGTGGCCCGCTCGGTCGAGGACGTGAAGTTTCTGGTTGCCTGACCGCAACACCGCCGACACCTTGTGCCATCCCGCACTTTATGGCATCTCGTCTCGACTTCGCTTCCGTCAATATCGCCGCGCTCGGCTCCCTTGAATCCCTCCTCTGCGAGTGGTTCCCCGCCGGGAAGAAAGACGGCCACGAGTTCAAGGTGGGCTCAGTCCGGGGCGAACCCGGCTCCAGCCTCTCAATCAACCTGACTACGGGCAAGTGGTGCGACTTCGCCGGTGACGACAAGGGCTCCGATCCAATCAGCCTCCTTGCCGCTATCCGTGGATGCAAGCAGGGCGAGGCCGCCCGCGAACTGAGCGAACGCCTCAACCTCGGCAACCTCAACGCCACCGCCCCCCGTGCCGAGTACGAGTCCAAGCCTTCAGCCGCGTCCGAGTGGGAACCGCTCCCTCACGCCCCAGACGGCTGCCATGAGCCCGACCTCAACCACTACAAGCACGGCAACCCTGTAGCCACTTGGACCTACCACACCGCCGAGGGACACCGCGTCGGCCTGATCTGCAGGTTCGACCTCGCCGACGGCTCGAAAGAAGTCCTCCCCATCACTTGGTGTCAGCACGTCTCCGGCAAGCAGGCATGGCGCTGGAAGTCCTTCGCCAAGCCTCGCCCGCTTTACGCCCTGCCCGCCGTCGTGGCCAGCACCGGCTGGGTCCTCATCGTCGAGGGCGAGAAGACCGCCGAGGCCGCGCAGCGCCTCATGCCCCATCTTGCCGTCACGACCTGGTCTGGCGGCTCAAAGGCCGTAAGCCTCGCCGACTGGTCTCCCCTCGCCGAGCGCAAGGTGCTGTTCTGGCCAGACGCCGACGAGCCCGGACGCAAGTGCATTGAGCTGATTCGCAATCAACTGCCCAATGTCCGCATCGTCGTGCCTCCCGAAGGCGTGGCCGAAGGCTGGGACCTCGCCGACGCCGAGGCCGAAGGCTGGACCACTGACCGCGTCCGTGCCCACATCAAAGGCGAGCCTGCTCCCACGCCCCCGCCGGCCGAACCGACCCCTCCTCCTCCCGAAGTGCTGGAGGCCATCGACTACGCCAACCTCGACGCTCAGCCCCTGCATGAGCCAGACCCCGTGGAAGCCGAGCCTTGGCCCTTCCGCGTCCTAGGCCATGACGAGGGCGTCTATTTCTACCTGCCCGACTCCAGCCAGCAGATCGTCTCGCTTACCGCCAGCGACCACAAGCACCTGCCTTTCCTGCGCCTCGCCGGTGCTAACTGGTGGGAGACTCACTTCCCCGGGCGCGAAGGAGCCGATTGGAAAGCCGCCGCAAACGCCCTTATCCAAGCCAGCCACCGCGAAGGCATCTTCGCCCCTCGCCGCGTCCGTGGCCGTGGCTGCTGGGTCGATGGCGAGCAGGTCCTCTTCCATGCCGGTGACCGCCTCCTCATCGGTAACGAGGAACGCGCCATCCCGTCCTTCAAGTCCAAGTGGATCTACACGCAAGGCCAGCGCCTCGAAGCCGACCAAGCTGAGCCCATGAGCAACGCCGACGCCGCCCGCCTCATGCAGCTGACCGACATGATGAACTGGAAGGAGCCCATCTTCTCCAAGTTCTTCGCAGGCTGGTGTGTCATCGCCCCGATCTGCGGCGTGCTCGGCTGGCGTCCGCACATCTGGGTCAACGGCCCGTCCGGCTCCGGCAAGACCTGGCTTCTCAATAACATCCTCGACCCGCTCGTCGGCAGGCTCGCCCTGTCCGTGCAGTCCGCGACCACCGAGGCTTACATCCGTCAGCGCCTTAAGTCAGACGCCTTGCCCGTCGTGTTCGACGAGGCCGAGTCCGAAGACAAGCGCGGCCAGATGCGGATGCAGTCCATCCTCGAACTAGCCCGTGCCGCGTCCGCTGAAACCGGCGCAGGCATCGGCAAAGGCTCAGCCTCAGGCAAGGCCCATGAGTACCAGATCAGGTCCTGCTTCGCCTTCGCGTCCATCGGCGTGGCCGCTCATCAGAGAGCCGATACCAGCCGCATTACCTCGCTTGAACTACGCAAGGACAACACCGACGGAGGGCAGGCCAAGTTCGAGCAGCTGAAAGCCCTATGGGCCGAGACTGTCGCCCGTCCCGAATACGCCGAAGGCATCCGGTCACGCGCCCTGGCTAACGCCCTGAGCATCACCGCCAACGCCCGCACCTTCGCCAAGGCCGTCGCCATCAAGCTCGGCGACCAGCGCATCGGCGACCAGTTAGGCGCTCTTCTCTCCGGTGCTTTCTCCCTTACCTCGACGCGAGTCCTTACCAACGAGGACGCAGCCGCTTGGGTCGATAAGCAGAACTGGCACGGCTTCATGCCCGACGAGGCCGACCAGGATGAAGTCCGCGCGCTCGCTTGGCTCCTCGACAAGTCCATCCGCTTCGAGCAGGGCGACCACACCTACACCCGTTCCATCGGCGAGCTAGTGCAGGCTTACTACTCGACCGACGTCACCCTTGAGGACGCCGACAACCTGCGCCAGAACCTCATGCGCTCGGGCATCCGACTCGAAGATGACACTGTCGCGATTTCCAACCATCACCCGGCCCTGCGTACCCTGTTCATGGACACGTCCTGGGCTGATAAGTGGAAGGATCAGTTTGCAAGAGTACCGGGCGCGGCCCATGTCGCCGGGGTCAGATTCGGCGCTTCCATCCACCGAGCGGTCAGGATTCCGCGTACGGCCTTCGGTTCTTAAGGCCCTGTTGCAACATTCCAGCCTGCTCCTGCAAACGCACTAAGTGTTTGTAGTGGCAACGCTTTGCGTACGCCATCGGGTGTTTGCAACTTTCCCACGCTATAGCCCCCTTTATAGGGATGTCCCTCCTCCCCTCCTCTCTCCTCTCTCTCTTAATATATATCTATCTATATAGTTATAGGTAGTAGTAGTAGTCGTCTGCAAGTCGGTTGAACATCAACGCTTTAAGGTGTTTGCAAGTCCTGCAAACGGCTGCAAACAGACGCAAACAGGCCCGTCGGGTTATAGTTTCACTTCAGCCCGCCTCGACTTGTACAACTCAGCCAAGTGGCCGAGACTCAGGACAACATCCCGCTGGAGCATCAACGCGCCGTCGATGCCCACTTTGACTCCCTGTCTCCCAAGGCTCAGGCCAAGGCCAGGAGCCAAGGCTTCAAGCCTTACCGAGAACTGCCCAAGTCAGGCGACACGATCATGGAGCTCGACGAAGCCAAGGCTTGCTACCGGCTCAGGCAAAGCGAAGGCCCGGATGCTACTGTCCGTGCTCAGTCCTTTTCGCGTGACCAGGTGCTCGCCATCCTCGCAGTCGTGCTCGACTCAATCGGCGGTAAGCGCTGCGCCATGATGCGCGGGCAGGCCGAGGTCATCAGGCTAGGACTAGGCATAGGCAGTAAGCTGACCACGCGGCAGATCGGGAAACTGCTCGGCTGCTCTCACGAATCAATCGTACAGCAAGTGGGGTCATTCAAAGCCCGGATGAAGGCCGGAATGCGGAAATATGAGCAAACATGAGAAAAACGGCCAAAAGGGGCGTCAAAGGAATCTTTTACCACCCCCCCATGAAGCCGCGTGGCTTGCCACCCCGCCGTTTTTTTTAACATGAGTTTTGAAAACCAGCCAAAAACGGGGGATTCCGAACCAGCCGGTTCACGGCGCGCTCCGGGGCGACCCAGAAAAGAAAGGCCGCCGCTCGACGTTGAGGGAATCCCCGACGCGAGCTTCGATCAGACGATCGCCAAGCATGAGCGCCTGGTCGTGCTGGCCCGCGAGAAGTACGAACGGATGCTCCGTGATGGGGACGCAGAGGCCGGACGCTATCAGGTCACTTACAACCAGAGCCTGAAGCAAGCCGTTGCCCTGCGCGAGGAGCAGGAGCGGCGCAGCGTGTTCGCCCGGGAGCACATCCAAGCGACTGAAGCGCGTGAGGCGATGTTGCGTCTGGCTGGCCTGATCGTCGAGCGGCTGGATGCGTTGGGTTCCGAGTGCGGCGAGAACTGCAACCCGAAGGATCCCATCAAGGCCATCGGGGTTCTGACCGAATGGGCACGGGACGCCCGGGAGAAAGTTGCCCGCGTGGCAGGAGTCTTCGAGGAGCCGAAGCCGTGAACGCCGAGGACCTGTTCCAGGAAGGGCTGAACGTCATCAGGCCGTCGGCCTTGTCCGACCCTGTCGCCTACCTGAAAGAGAACGTTAAGAAGATTCCTGCGGGCGTGTTCGACGGGGGCTATAACCCGAAGCGCTGGCCATGGATCGGGGAGGCAGTGCGTATCTTCAACGCGCCGACGACATCGCGGATGTTCATGCCGTGGGCCATCGGATGCGGGAAGACCCTGACGCTGAAGCTGTGCGCGACTTACCTGATGGCGAATCGGCGGGCGTCGATGGCCATCTTCCTCGACTCGCAGGACAAGGCGAAGGCGTTCACGCTCAACGAGCTAAGGCCGCTGTTCGACCAGGTCGCCGACATCCGCAGCCAGATGTCAGGGGACGATAACGACAAGTCCGGCACGTTGCGATTCGCGGACGGGTCGCTGATTCACAACCGCTCAGCCTCGACCGAGAAGCACCTGCAGTCCCTGCACGTCCGTTACGTCTTCGGCTCGGAAATCTGGCAGTGGCCGAACGGGGCTCTGGCGATGAGCATGAGCCGAATGAAGGCGGCGGCGTTCGCGTCGAAGGCGATCTACGAGAGCCAGCCCGGAGACATCGAAGGACAGGGAGCGGAGTTCTGGAAGTTCTACCTGATGACCGACCAGCGGGAGTGGATGTTCGTTTGCCCGAACCAGGAGTGCCAGCACCGGCAGCCGTGGCTATGGGATTACATCCGATTCCCGGAGGGCGCGAAGATGACGGACGGCTGGGACCTTGAGGCCGTGCAACATGGTACGACATACGAGTGCTCGAAGTGCCGTCACCGCATGGAAGACAACGACGAGGTTCGGACGATCTGCAACGAGGTCGAGCGCGGCGCAGGGTTCGAGCCTACGGCCAAGGCCGAGAAGGCCGGGTATGTCGGCCTGCACGTCAACGCGTTGGCATCGACGAGCTGGGGGTCTTTGGCCGTGGACATGATCAAGGCCAAGCAGGTCGCAGACTTGGTCGGGGACCAGACCCCAAGGATGCTGTTCAAGAACCAGTACCTCGCCCTGCCTTGGAGTGATGACGGGACGGGGAGCATGGTCGTATCGACCGAGTCGTCGGACTACGCCATGGACGACCCATGGGAGGCGGTGTGCTACATCAGCCCGCGCGGCCAGATCGTGAACAAGGACGAAGCGCCGGAAGGCTCGGTCAAGTTCATCACCCTGCAGATTGACTGTCAGGGCGACCACTTCTGGGTCGTCGTTCGGCAGTGGGCCCGCACCGGGCATAGTCGTCTGATGTATTTCGGGAAGGTCAACAGCACGGACGGCATCGGAGACTGGAGCGGCCTCGACGCCTTGGCGGTCAAGTATGGCGTCCACCCGCAGCTCGTCATGGTCGACTCTGGCGGTCAAGACCAGACGACCCAGACTGTCTACAAGCAGTGCGCGACCCGTGGCTGGTACTGCTCGAAGGGTTCTGGTCAGGAGTATTTCAACGTCAAGACGAAGGCCGGTGACACTGTGCGCCGGTTCTACAACACGCCGACCGCCATCCACGTCCCTGGCGTCCGTACGCCGACGGCGCTAGTCGTCTGGTCGAACTTGTCCGGCAAGGACCTGTTCCACGGCATGAGAGCCCGCAAGGTGTTTACCTTCGCCCGTGATGCCGACCCAGGGTATGTGGAACAGCTCAACTCTGAGGTCCGCGTAAAGGAAGCAGGCAAGGCTATGTGGCGTCTACGCAAGGGCGTACGCGATAACCATGCGTTCGACTGTGAGCTGCTAGGGATGCTGATCGCGGCCCGCTGGGGACTGCTTGGCAGGGACGAACCGCAAACCTTACCCCAAACGCAATAGTATATGGCTCTCGGCCTGTTTGTCGGCATCGATGAAGATACCCTCCTGCAATACAAGCAGGAGGCACTTGCCCAGTTGGGATTGTCGGTCACGTCGTACTCTGACTCCGGCACGTCCGTGAACAAGCAGTGGGGTATGCCCGCCCGCGAGCGGCTCCTAGAGATCAACTACGCTTTATCCAAAATCGACAGTACGCGCTATGGCGGTATGCACACTTCCGTGCAGAAGAATTGGAATAACCGAGTTGACCTCTGATGCCTCCCAAGAAGATTACCAAGCCAACGGCAAAGACTCCGAAGAAGCAGGCAAGCGCCTCTTACTCGCAGTTCGCCAGCACGACGACCTCTGGTGCTCGGCGTATGCTGTTCATCGGAGCGGTCAGCGACCAGCGTAAGGAGGTCACGTCCGGCACGCGGCTTACCATGGTCGGCACGTCCCGTTGGGCGGTCCGCAACAGCCCGATCTATAAGCAGTGCATCGACGAGGCCGTGCTCATCTCAATCGGTGACGGCCTGATGGTCCAGTCGAAGGCTAAGAACCCGAAGGTTGCCGTCGCCCATCAGAAGTATTTCCGCGACTGGTCGGTCCGTTGCGACCTCACGAACCGCTACAACCTCGGCCAGATTCAGGCCATGTGGATGTCCGGCGCGCTCATCGACGGCGACTCGTTCGGCATCCTGACCAACGACCCGAAGACCGACGTCCCGAAAATTCAAATCCTCGAGAGTCACCGAGTCGGTTCTCCGTCTGACAAGTTCAACCCGAACAACGTGGACGGCGCGTACCTCGGAGCCTACGGCGAGATTACCGGATGGAACGTCTACACCGACGGCGAGCAGAAGAACCGTTACGTGCCTTCTCAGTCCATGCTGCAGGTCATGGAGTTCGAGCGCCCCTCTGCCGTTCGAGGATACCCTGTTTTGCAGTCTAGCCTGAACTCGGTGCGCGATCACCTCGAAGTGTTCAGCCTCGAGGTTCGAGCAGCCCGCGATTCGGCGGACCATACTTTAATCCTGAAGAAGCAAGGCGGCGTCCTGCAAGATGACCCGGCCTCCAAGTTCTCCGGCGACTACAAGTCCTGCGAGAAGATGGCCAGCGAGATGGGCGGCAAGATGCTCGTCGTCGATACCGATGAGGACCTGACTCAGCTGACGCAGACCCGCCCCTCGGCGGCATGGATCGGCATGATGACCGCCATCGAGCGCGACATCGTTCGCCTGCTTCCTTACGAGTACCAGGTCACGCCAGGAGTCCTCGGTGGCTCCTCGGTCAGGCTGGTCGCCGGCCGCGTGTCACGATGGGCCAACAAGTGGCAGAGCATCATCATCGACAGCCTTGACCGCGTGTATGATTACGTCATCGCCGACGCCATCGCCAAGGGCAAGGTTCCCGATGACCCTGACTTCAACCGCAAGACATGGATCACCCCTCGCGACGTCACTGTGGACGCTGGCCGCGAAGCCGCCCAGGACCGCGCCGACCTGCAGATGGGTCTGACCACCTCTCAGGCCATCCTTGGCAAGAAGGGCGAGACTTACGACGAGACGCTCGAGCAGCTGGCTGTCGAAGCCGAGAAGCGCATCCAGAAAGCCAAGGAGCGTAATCTCCCGCTTTGGATGCTTTACCAGTCGCAGTTCAACTGGCTGCAGCAGGGTCAGGCTTCGAGCCAGACCCCGGAAGACGTGGCCAGTAACCTAGACCTCCCTCCTCCCCCTGAAAATCCTTAACCAATGAAGTGCCTTATCAACGCCCTCTCCGGGCAAGAGCCGTTGCTCTGCGACCCCATCAAGGCCGCTAACCACATGAAGTACGCTGAGAAGTACGGCGTCGTTGACGGCGTGCTGGATATGTTCTTCAACCCTGTCGCTAAGCCCTACGTCACGCAGGGCGGCACTGCGGTAATCCCGGTGCAGGGTTTCCTCGGCGTCGGCCTTACCAAGTTCGAGAAGATGACCGGAGCCATGGACATGACCGACATCGGCGACGCCATCGACGATGCTCTTGCCAACCCTGCGGTCAAGCGTATCGCCTTCGAGGTCGATTCCCCTGGCGGCACTGTCGTCGGCACGCCAGAGCTCGCCGACAAGATCGCGAGCATCCCTCTGCCTACGATGTCCTACGCCAAGAAGCTCATGGCCTCTGGCGCGTACTACACCGGATCGCAGGCCGACCAGGTCCTGGCCAGTGCCTCGGCTATGGTCGGTTCCATCGGCGTCATCGCCGTGGACGAGTCCTACGACGAAGCCTTCAAGAACATGGGCATCAAGGTCGAGGTATTCCGTGCAGGCAAATACAAGGCCCCGAACATCGCAGGCGAAGGTTACACCGATGAGATGCGCTCCTTGGAGCAGAAGGCCGTCGAGGCCATGCACGAAGATTTCAAGCAGACTGTGCTTCGCAAGCGTTCCATGGCCAACCGCGCTGACATGGAAGGCCAGATTTTCACCGGCTCCGAAGCCGCCGCCAAGAACCTGATCACCGGGCTTGCCTCGTCCTTCGAGGAGGCGCTCGCCGCCTTCGATGGTTCTGACGTGCAGTCCGTCAAACGTCCTCGCCCAATGGCCTCCGCCAAGGCAGGCCAGCATGGCAAGGTCATGGCGCTCAAGCCTCTGGCCTCCGAGCTTGAAGGCGAAGTGCTCGACCTGCTCACCCCTCGCCAGAAGGAAATGGTCGATGGCTACATGGAAGTCGAAGAGCTCTTCGGTCCGTTCGACCAGACCTCCGGCCCGGACGGCTCGCATTACGTGGCAGCCTCTCCGTTCGCTTCCGAAGGTCTGCTCTGCCAGAACTGCGTCTTCTATCGTGGCCCTCGCGGTTGTGGCATCGTCTCGGGCGACATCGACCCGAACGGCATCTGCAAACTGTGGGTCATCCCTCGATAACCTTACCCGCTCCGCAATAGTATATGACCATCGAAGAACGCTTCAAGGCCGCCGAGGCCGCTGTCGTCTCCCTCACCGCCGAACGCGACGACCTGCGCAAGACTGTCGAAGCCTCCGTCGTCAACGTGTCCGCTGAACTTGACCAGGCCAAGGTCGATGCCGCTGCCAAGGACCAGAAGGTCCAGGAGCTGGAAGCCGCCCTCGCCGAGGCCAACGCCAAGATCGTCGAGCTCGAAGCCTCCAAGGCCACCGCTTCCGTCGAAGCCGCGACCATCCTCGCCGCCTCCGGTGTCGAGCCTGTCGCAGCCCCTGTCGTCGAAGCCGCCGTCGGTTCCATCAAGGACCAGTACGCCGCGATGCCTGCCGGTGCTGAGCGCCGCGCCTTCTTCAAGAAGCACAAGGCCGTCCTCTTCGGCTCCAAGTAATTTTTTACCCCTCACCCACTAATACATACCTATGGCTAACACCATCAACAGCGCTCTGATCGTCGATACTGTCGCCGAGCTCAGCCTCACCTCCCTCTCGAACCGCCTCGCCGGTCTTCGCAACTTCGCCTCCGACTTCTCCTCGGACGTGAAGCGCCCGAAGGACGTCATCCAGGTGGCTCTCTCCACCGCTGGCAGCGCCACGCTGACCAACCCGACCAGCTTCAACACCATCGGCGACAGCACCCTCGGCGCCTCCGCCGTCACGCTTAACCACCTCTACCAGCCCTTCGGTCTTTCCTACGCCGACATCCAGAACGGCATCAAGCTGGAGAAGATTCTGAAGATCAACATGGACAAGCTGGCCGACTCCATCTGGGCCGCTGCCACCGCTCCCATCACTGTCGCAAACTTCGGCGCTGCCACTGTCACCGCCGCTGACTCGGCTGTCACCCCTGGCTCCGCTCAGCTGAAGGCTCTCTGGGCTGGCGTCTCGAAGGCTGGTCGCAAGACCCTGATCGTGAACCCGGGCATCTACTCCCAGCTCATCCCGACCAGCACGACCTCCCTGCCCCTCTCCGAAGGTGCTTACGGCTTTGAAGGCGGCGTCTACTACGCTTCCCTCTTCCCGTCCGAAACCAAGCTCGCGGGCTTTGCCTGCTCGGCCGAAGCCATCGCGATGGCCGCTGCCTCCCCGGACCTTGAGTCCGTCGGCGGTCAGTTCCTCCTCCGCGAAGTCGTCCCGATTGAAGGTCTCGGCATCAACGTGTCGTACAACGTCTGGGTTGACCCGACCTCCCGTAACCTCATCGGTTCCATGGAGCTGATGTTCGGCGCGGCCAAGGGCATCACCTCGGGCACCATCGCCTCGGTCTACAACCCCTAATCGGGGCTGAGTCCTGAAACAGCCCCCAGAAATGGGGGCTTTTTTGTATCCCTAATTTCCCACCCTCCCTCCCATGAGCATCTATTCCGGCTTTCTCGCCGACTTCAAAATCATCCTAGGGGACGTAGGCGTCCCGGCTACTGTCGGGTCCAACCTGTTTCTGGTCGGATTGTCCCGGCCCATGAACACCCCCCGCTTCGATGCCGGGGGCTTCGTTGACCAGAAGATGTGGACTGTGCGTTTCGCCGCCGCTACGGCCCCTTGGACGGCTTCTGATGGCCGGGTTGGAGGTCAGGTAGCCACAATCGTCTCGGGCGTCCCTGCGGCCTTCCTAGGCGAGGGCAAGAAGTTCACTGTGAACGGGCAGGTGCTTCGCATCAAAGGGGTGGCTTACAAGCAGGCCAGCGCCGTGATCGAGTTGGACTGCATCGACGACAACCAGTAATGGCCAAACAGGACCGCCCAGCCATCAAGCCTGCCAGCCGTGCGGAGTTCCGCAAGGCCATGCAGGAGTTTTCGGATGAGGTGAAGGCCAACATTGAGATGGTCGAGCGCGAGCAGATGCGCCTATTGATGCGCGACGCCATGACCTTCAGCGCCCCGATGCCCAAGGGTGGTGGCCAAGGGCTAAGCCAAGCCGCCTGGAAGGCTGGTAAGAACAAGCTAGGGAACGACGTCCGACGCATCTTCATCCCGCTGGACGAGCCTGTAAAAGCCAAGGGCGTATTCCTGCGCCAGATCATCAACGCGGTGCAAGGCACTGGTCCTTCGGGCCGCTCCTGGATGGACTTCATCAATCTGCAGCCGTCCGAGAAGAAGATTGCCGGACTTACCCCTGTCATGCGCAAGATCATGCAGGACACCGACACGCGTCGGGCGTTCGCAAAGGCCAAGAACTACCTTAACAGGGCCCGGGCCGATGGCCGTATTCGCCCGGTAGAACCTCAGACCACGGACCTGCGAGGCATCCATGACAAATACAAGGGACGCGTAGGAGGCCGCTGGCCTAAGAACGCACCGATTGGCGGGCCTCAGTATTTCGTCAGCACGACCAATATGCTGAACGCATACATCGCCGAACGGCAGGCAAAGGTCGGCTGGGTCAAGGCCGGGTACGCGGACGCCCTGGCTAAGATTCCCTTGCCCGTCTACAAGGGCGGCAACACCCGCAACTTCGGGGCCTATGATGCCCCATGGGTCGATGCCAATAAGGCCGGGTTTGGCACGTTCAGCGTGACCAAGACCACGGGTGGCAGCGCCGTCGCCATGGTCGCAGGCAATAACATCGGAAATATAAATGGCGTCGCGGACGATGCCGACGTAAAGAACATCGTGTACGGCAACCGAGTGCAAAACCTCATGGACACTGTCAGGAGCCGGAATGAAGACGCAATCAAACGCGCTAACAAGCGCAGCAAATAACTTTCCCAATGGCCACTAAATCCGTCCGTTACATCGTGGAAGCCGCTCTGGCCTCCTACTTCTCCGCTCAGACCGAGCTGGCTGGCTTGGCGATCTACAAGGGGGACAGCGCCGAAACCAACGTCCTCCCCAAGGCCATCGTCCTTTGCGAGTCTGCCGGACCTCCCTCGGACTTCCAGCAGGGCCTCGGCAACTATGACTGCATGGTCAAGGTCACGATCTTCACGTCTGCCGACGATGAAACCCTGACTACCCATCGTGCCCGGTGCGCCGCGATTGAGGGAGCCATGCAGAACATCCCGGCAGTCAAAGCCGCCTTCGTGGCCGGCGGGGATGCCCTCTGCTATGACGTCACCGCAAGGCAGGAAAACGAAGGGGTGAACGAGCGTTCCTGGGCGTCTCAGATGTCCTTCTCGGTGCTGGTTGTCGTGAACCCTCAGTAACCTTACCTCGGAAACAATAGGTATATGGCCGCTGTAGTTATCGGAGAAGCCCTGATCTATGGGATTGCAGACAACGTGACCGCCATGGCTGTCACCTCGTACTCCTGCGACGCTGCCTTCAATAGTGACGTCACCGCCCAGGATAAGGACGGCATCACGATCACGCACCGCTTGGACGACCGAATGACCGACCTGACTGTCGAGGGCATCATCAAGGCCCCCGGCGTTCCGCAGCTTGGCGACACCATTGAGTTCACCCTGAACGCTAACACCGCTTACCCGATTGGCACTGCTTCGGGCACGTACGTGGGCGACATCGTTTCTGTGTCTGAGAAGGGAACGAACAAGGGCTTCGCTACTGTTTCAATCAAGGCTAAGGCGTACGAGGGCGCCTGATAAGTCCGGCCGCTAAGGCTGGACCAAAAGGATGGACCTCCGCTTCATCAAGGCTTTCACGATGCCAGGGGACACTGTCCTGCTCGGTCATCGTATGCGTCCGTTTAGCCTCAAGCACAGGCTGGCCCTTCACGCAATCGACTCTCCGTTCGTCACGCCCGGGAAGCCGATGACAGTCCTTGACCTATTCGCGGCTGTGAAGATCTGCGCCGAAAAGCCCATCCGCAAGCTGACGTTCATTGACGTGATCCGCTTGTCATACATCAAGGCAAAGCCGGAGCGTCTCGAAACTTACGCGAAGGCGTTCTTCGACTACTCGAACATCAGCAACTGGCCGAAGTTCTGGGACCGCAACAAGCAGCAGGGCGGCACGTCCGGCACGCCTTGGGTCTTGAACGTGGTCAGCAATCTTATTTCCAACGGCTGGGAGGAAGAGGCCGCATGGTCCCTCCCTGAGTCTCAGGCCATCTGGTATCATACCGCCATTTCCATCAGGAACGGCAACGACGTATCCCTGATGAGCGACGTGGAGGAAGACATCATGAAAGACTTCGACAAGTTCGAGGCCGAAGCCAAGGCCAAGCCGCGCATCCGCAAATCTCAAAAAGCAACCAAATGAACCGCGTCGAATGGGAACTATACGGGGAGACTAACTCCGACCAGGTCGTCGATAAGACGAATAAGGACCTGAGCGGAATCGAGAAGAACGCGAAGCGCGTCGAGAACGCCTTCTCGATGTCCGTGTCTACCATCTTCCTGCGGTTCCTCGGCCCTATGGCTTTGCTCCAGGCTGCCATCAGCTGGATCTCCGGAGCCCTTGAGGCGAGCAAGGCGCAGGCCGCCGAGGCTCAGGCATTGGCCGAGAAGGGCGAGTCCAAGTACGTGAAGGCCACGACGTCCTATCTGGCGAGCAAGTATGCCGCCGAGGATAAGGACAAGAAGGAGAAGGAACTCGCGGCCCAATCTGACGCGGAATCCACTAAGCGCTATATCGAAGAGAACGGCATGAAGGTGATGAACAAGATGGGTGTGATGGGCTGGCTGAAATACGCCACAGCCACGACTGGCTACGCATCCAAACAGGAAGACGTCCAGAAGGCCGTGGCAGAACTTGCCGCCGAGGAGATGAAAAAGTCGAAAATCACCGACATAAAGAAAACAGATTTCAAGGGCCCTGAAGGCTTCGGCAGCGTGATCGGCGTCGGCGCTAACCCGGTACTTGAAACTGTTACCCAGCAACTTGAAGTCCAGCGCAGGATGCTGGAAGAACTCGAAAAAGCCAATCAGGCTAAAGACCCTGATAGCGACTTCACGAAGGAGCAGAACCGCATCCGACGTAAGGCTAACACAATGTGGTAAACCCAATCTACAAACATGGCACGCGTCGACATCGGTAATCCCCTAACTGAACCTAAGCTCGCTCCTGGCTGGAAGCTCTCGGACGACGGCTTCGGCCTGCGTACCTGTCAGGCGACCTACAATGTGGACCAGACCGCCGGGTTTGACTACATCCGAGGCGAGGCTTTCCCGGTCACTGGCTACGAGTACCTCAAGCTGCACAAGCAGACGGCGGTCTACAACAAACTCGGCCTTGAGGTTCAGGTGTGCGACTACGTCGGAATCGACCCGGAGACGAATGGGGGCGTGATGACCATTCCGAATACCTCTTCGGCTAACGGCCTGACCTCAGAGAACATTACGGCACACCCTAACTTCTTTACAGCCGCTAGTGGTTATACTGGAGGTCCCATCGCCGGCCTTCCTGCGGACTTTGGCGGCGCATATGACGACTCGACGCTCGGACCTGTCGTCAATCGTTACAACGCGACGCTGGCGAAGACTGTCCAGGTTCCTTCCTGCGAGGGATACAACGGAGCCTGCTTCGAGCATGGAACGGGTGGACGCTTCATCGGCTTCGTGGACCCGGCGCATCCGACCCTGTTCGGAAAGACCCAGTATCTGGCCACGACCACGACCTATTCCGGCGTGATCTATACGAACAGCCTAAGCTACGCGCAGGCTTTACTCGGCCTTCTCAATACGGCCACGGCTACGAACGCCTGGGGTGTCTTCACCTTACTCCCGGCATGGGCCCCCGTCGGAACTGTCACGGGCGTCGGCCACAAGAACCTGCTTTCTCAGGTCAATGTGGAAGAGTACGCGCTTCTGTATAAGATTAACTACGAGATTCGTTACTCTAAGATTGGCTGGAACTCGAAGGTTTATATCAACATCTGATATGAGCATTCAGCCCGGAACAGGCTATACGTTCACATCGTCTAGCCAAGGAACCAATCTGACGATTGAGCAGCAGTGGGCTCCAATCCAACTTTTTGCTTCCGCCCAGGAGACGTGTCCGTTTACGATTGAGGACAAGTCTAGCGGTACTACTTACAAGTTCAGCTGCACTCCGGGCATGGTCAATTCGGTCATCCCGCAGATCGGCATCAGCCCAGATCCTACCAAGCGCCTCGACCAATTGCCCGTCCCGACGACAACCTTCAACTTCGACCCTACGACGCATTACTCGTACATTTATCTGAAGGTTTCAGCCGACTACTCCAGCCCTCCTACTGTCTATCCTGTCACAGACCAGTCCGACATTCTCTATCCGCGCATCATCTCGACCAGCATCGAGCAGACCGCCACTGATGACTCGGCCTTCTTTCTCCTGGCTACGGCCTATCAGGACACTTCTGGCTCGGCTCCCTATCCGATTACCATCTGGCAGATGACCTGCGGATCGCAGTGGTCTGACCGCATCAAGGTCGGCACATCGACGGCGAAATACTTCTTCGCCCGCGCCTGATGCCGACGCCCCCGTCAGTCACGCGGGACTACATCGTTGTCGGAGGCCCGCAGCCTACATTTACAATTAATAGGATGATTTGGACATGGGGACAGGCTCGTGTCCCGGTCTATGCTCAAGGCCATGGAACGAACAGCACGATCGGCTATTGGGATAATTACACCCACCATTACGACTACTACGACAACGGCATCAACGGAATCAATGCAGTCGAATCTGGTGATCGGCTATTCCGCGGGCATCCTTACAGCGCAATCGGGTACAATGATTACACGACTACAAATGGCTCTGGGGGTACTGACCAAAGGTTCTTCTACGGCAATTTCTATGAGTCTCCCTATGGCTCCGGGACTTATGTCCCTGGAGTAGGAAGCGGCTTAGACATCGAGGAGCAGGCGACCATCCTGGGTGGCGCGACTTTCGTAGGTTCCGGCACGACTATCACGACTTCGGCGACATCGTATGACGGCTCAGACCCCAACGGCCAGAACATTGGTTCGACTGCTCTTGGCACTGTTTCCTCGGTCACATTGGCCTTCTGACCCTAAACCCTACCATTTCCACAATAAGTAGCCATGGCTAGCACCGCAAACTTCTCCCGAGGGGACTCCTTCGGCTGCACTTGGACTTGGAACCCTGGAGCGGGCGAGCCTGCGAACCTTCTGGGAGTGACTATCAGCTCGGACATCCGGGATCACTGCGGCGACCTTTACGCGCTGACTGTCGAGATCGCGGGCGACGGCCTTTCCTTCACGACCATTTATGACGGGGACACCTCGGACTGGTCCGTCGGTCAGGCGAACTGGGATATCCGTTTCGTCTTCCCTGACAGCCCGACGACCCATTCCCAGCAGTTCCGCGTAATCGTCGCGGACACCATTACCAAGTCCTAAGATGGCTACCATCACCGGCTCGTTCAACAGCCTCGTCTCTGGAACCATCTCCGGCGTGTTCAGCAACACGGCTGGGGGCGTTCTCTCCGGCGTAATCGGTACGCCCGGGCCTCGCGGCTTGCAAGGGCCTCCTGGGCCCCAAGGACCCGCTGGAACGGGTGCTGAATGGGGAGCCATCGGCGGTACTCTCTCGGCGCAGCTGGACCTGCAGGGTGCTTTGGACGCCAAGCAGTCGGTGTCCGGTATGTCGTCCTACCTATCCAAGTCTGGGAATCTGGCCGGCCTAACGTCCCTGAGTACGGCCCGCGATAACCTCAACCTCGGCGTGGCCAATACCCCTCAGTTCGCCGGCGTCGATGTGGTCGGCTCTGGCACGAACGCGTCTCACCTTACCCCGACCAGCCTATCGCTCATTCAGTCGGGCTCTGGCTCATTCACGATCCAGCCGTCCCAGGGCATCGTCTTTCCAAACGGCAGTATCCAGACCACGGCCTTCACGGGTACTCCCCCCGACTACATCACCAGCGTCACGTCGCCGCTGTCAGTCACTTCTGGAAACCTGAGCGTCAACCTGTCGTCATACCTGACCTCTGCCACGGCGGCCTCGACTTACCAGACCCTGTCGGGAATGTCGTCTTATCTGACGACCAGCGCTGCGGCCTCCACTTACGCCATCACGTCTCGCGGCCAGCCCACCGATGGAACCATCGGGCAGGTACTGACTAAGAACTCGGGCACGGACTACGACTCCTCCTGGCAGACCCTCATCCCGGGCGACCGATACCTGACGAGCTCGACGACGAGCCTG